GAATTACCTGGACAATCGTGCGGTCGAATGCCTCCATATTCATATATAGGCGGGTCTTCTTTACCCATTATCAACAAGCCCGTATATCCAGCTAGGCCGGTTTTCCCCAGTCAATTGCAACCGAATAATCCATATCCACCGCAATTGGCGAGACCGTACAGGCCAGAATCAAAATATTCGAATCAACCGTTGCAGGTAAATGCGGATTCTGCTTTGCCGGATAATCAAAATCGTAACAACAATTCCAACAACAATTCCAACAACAATTCCAACAATACTTTGAACCAAAGAAGCGATAACAATTATAATAACACTGCCAATAGTTATGCCCCATTTTCAAGATCCCCTGCTACACCCTCCGTTGTTAACAATTCACCTTCAACCTCAAGTTCGTCATGGTATTCTCAACCAAGTTCATTTCAAGGTTCAAGCCAGTTAACCAGTTCAATAGACATATTATCTGGTCGCGTAGATGAATTAACCGACGTATTGGAAAATTCATTTCCCCGCCCACCGTCTAACTCTCCTGCAGCTGGTATGCTTCCACCCGTTACTGGTATGCTTCCGCCTGCGGCTGGTATGCTTCCGCCTGCGGCTGGTATGCTTCCACCTGCGGCTGGTATGCTTCCACCTGCGGCTGGTATGCTTCCACCTGTGACTGGTATGCTTCCACCCGCGGCTGGTATGCGTTCACCAGCATCTGGTATGCTTCCACCTGTGACTGGTATGCCTCCAACTTCGGCTGGCGTGCCTCCAACTTCGACTGGTATGCGTTCACCGGCGGATGGTATGCTTCCACCTGTGACTGGTATGCCTCCAACTTCGGCTGGCGTGCCTCCAACTTCGGCTGGCGTGCCTCCAACTTCGGCTGGCGTGCCTCCAACTTCGGCTGGCGTGCCTCCAACTTCGGCTGGCGTGCCTCCACCTGCGGCTGGCGTGCCTCCAACTTCGGCTGGTATGCCTGTATAAATTCGCATCAAAGAACATTTATTTTCACAAACGGGTATATTATCTAGCATAAATTAAAAGGCTTTTTCAAATACACTATTGTAGTATCAAAGCAATTGCAATGAGCAAATACAAACGACAGAATACAAGAATTGATGCCGTATGGGTACCAGTAGCGTTAGTTATTATATTAGTTCGTGGTGCTAGGCAAATGCCTTCATGGGTTCGCCGCTAAGCCGCCTCAATGAACCATAGTGTTCAGGCAAGGTCATAAACGAAATTTCAATAAATGGGATACTAGATAAACGGAAGCAGAGGGATGGATAATTAGATGAAAACCGTAAAGAAAGTTTTTTCATCTAATTGGGTTTTGAACCAATTTGACTAACGATTCATTGGGGTAGACGCAATATTCAAATATTCGGAAATAATTTTTCTGCCTTCGCCAATCAGGCGATTACACGCTTTAAACGTAGGGTCTTCTGGATTCATAATCTCACCAACCACATCATATCTGGGGGCACCTCCCAGATTCGAAACAAAATGTTTAATTTGATAAAAATACGTAGGATAATATACTTTCGTCAACCAATCATCGCAAAACCAATTTTTTATTTCGTCCGGAAAATAGAAGCCAAATATATCCATGTGTTTCCGAGAGACAAAAGACTGTGTTTGAATAAAACGACTTCCTCCTGGGCGTGAATCATTTGAGCCATATTGAATTCGACCATAATCAAGTGGTCCAGATAACCCAATTCCATTATGTTTTTCTAATTCTCGAATGGAATCGGTAACCCACCCGTGCGTGCGAAATTCAATATCATCTCCTGACTGAAAAAAATAGTCACATCCATCCGCATACGCCTGTTTAAACGCCAAATTCCACATATGTGTAACCCAACCCTTTTGTATACCATCCGCCGTTAGAAATTGAATAGTAGTATGTCGCATAACAGATACGTAACGTATGATCTGTTCTTGAACATCCTTTTTTTGAAGGATGCGGTCGTCTTCGTCAATGACCAAATAAATTGTATACTTATATTTATTGCAATATGTTGTAAAAAAGGATGGGAAAAAAACTGAAAATAATGCCGTTTCTTCGAGCGTTGTCCACGGACGTTTATTGGTAGTGCTGGGAATTAATATACCAATGTGTGTGATCATTTGATAGTAATATATACATTTTTTTATATATGTATATTCGTATGATAAATATATAACACGTAAAATGATATATAGTAAATATATGCTTTTTACTAATATAATGGATAGTACCGATGATAATGTTTGGATGAACCAGATGTCGTCAGATGAACAGGTAGCCGCCATGAATAATGAGGATACTTCAGACGCAAATGACGCATGCAGTGTAATGGAAACTATTATGAATCAAGATTTTGTCGCAAACCAATCCGCTGTAGAAAACAATATAGGCGACGATGGTAAATACACATGGGAACCAGATTTTTTTAAAAAGTTTGAATGGTTGAATGAATCAAGCGAAGAACTCGACGGAGATATTGAATTGGATATGCAGTCGCTCCCACAGGAGGAACGATTGTCCATGTTTTTGAATTGTTGTAAATTGGTTGAAAAGAACAATTTATCAATTATGAATAAATATGAAGACGAAGAGATTGATGAAATGGAAAGTCCGCCATTATATATGTATTATCTATCGCTTGAAAATAACAAAATGTTGTTACATGTGGATTTCAAGAAAGATAATGAAACGATTATATCCGACTGTAAAATGCTTTATGATTTTGTTAGAATAAATCGGCCACTAAAAATAGTGTATGTGAAGGAAGTGGAAGATTTATACGATGTGGATAAAGACGTAAAACTCTTCATGAACATGTTTGGTATGGAAAATATGCGCGGCGGCTCCTATACAGACGTTGAACTGCCCGATTTTTTAATGAAAACGTTGTTGCACGAAAGCATAATCACAAATGTGAATTATTATGTCGGTAGAAAGATTTAGACAAATCATCTACTATTTATAGTCAGATGCGGCGAATATTTATATCGTATTAAACTATACCGAATTTAATATGATTATAAAATTATTTACCATGGTAAAAGACGAGGTTGATATCGTCGAAGATTGGTTAAAATATCATGGAACACTGTTTGGTTATAATAATTTGTATATCATTGATAATATGAGCCAAGATGGGACATATGAAAAACTAAAGGAATATGAGACAAAAGGTATATCTCTTATTCAAAAGCCAGATTACAAATTGAAGGGTGAATACATGGATGAATTAATAAATAGCCCACACTTGGGTCAATATGATATTGCTTATCCGATCGACATAGACGAGTTTATTGTTTATTACGATAAATCCGCAAATAAAATACTTCCCTTTCGCACAAAAAGTTATTTTGCTACACTACCGATGGAAACTACTGTATTCAAGGCAAATTATATACAAGGCCTTATTACCAAAGGAAATCATAACGGATACAAACGTGCTACTACAGAATCTACATCAGGCGCATTCCAAGACTATAAAGGTATGGCGAAAACATTTTTAAACAAACGCACATGGGTCGGTAAATTAGATCACGGGAATCATTATTATACGGACGATTACTACATGACGGAATTGTGCTTAGTGCACTTTCATTGTCGCAATTTAGAACAGATGAAGAAAAAGGTAATAAACAATGTGATTGGGCTTGGATATGATCCCACAAATATTGATGAATTGTCCACACATCTATCCGGTTGCGGAAACCATCACGTAAAACATATGATTTCTATATTAAATAAAAGCTTTTCAATCAACACAAATTTTTCAGAGAGTGTTGGATTGGTCAGTTTATACCCATTGTCCACATTTATAATGGGATTGTAAACAATCATTTATTATAGTATTTTGACTACAAAATACTATAATGCACGTTTTGTGTGCACGTTAACACTGCAATGGTGTATAGAACTCTTTTGCATAAAAACACATTATATAGGATTCGCGGATACATCAAACGGGATATATTCTATCTGAGTTGGAGAAACCATTTCGAATATAGCATTTCCATTTTCATCTACTATGGGGATTCCCGCCGCGGTTACCCGCGCCTGATATATGGTGTTTTCACAATTTACAATGCTATTTTCTAACAACACATTGGTTGTCGTATATATGTTTTCAATATTCGCGATGGCTCCATATTGAACGTCCGTTAATGAGGTTGCTACTGTGGGAAATTCATTCGTCACGGCCGACCCGTCCGTATTACTTCTATACGCTTCACCCGATGATATATCAAGCGAATATTCGGAATAACCAAGAAAAACGCTAATTTTACATGTATACACATATTGCGTGATTGTTTGCAATGTTATGGGTGGTATTTTTAGCGTTCCTACGTATTGACGAAGACTTACTTGGCCAGGGATAGAGTTTTCCACATTCATAGTAAAATTCGCAGCAGTTATAATAAGATCATATGACTGGAGTGGGTGTTCATTGAAGGGGGCATTTTCGGTCGCAACTAGCGATTGACTGTAAAATACATCCATTGTCGCGCGTTGAATAAATAATTGGGCATAACTAATCGCATTTAAAGATACGTCTCGATAATTCGCATTATATGTTAGCGATATTGGTATTGTAAATCCAAAACTAAACTGATTATTATCTGGATTCAAAATAACGATGTCTGTAACATTGTATATATTTGTGTTTATAATTGGAATATTGTAAGTAGGAAATATATCATACAACCGTTTGAAACTGTCGTAGGCAATGTCGGAAAATGTGCCGGTTTCATATGGTTTAAACCGGTCAAGTGGAACTGTCGGGTCGAACTTAAGCATCATTGGTTTTCCGGGAACATCGGACGCAGTAGTCGACGTTTCTTTGTATATCTCCGGACATGCACGTGACGTGGCCGACCCAGAATTTGCTAAATATGACCATTTTTTTTTGGATGAAAAACTATTGCCTACAGTTTGGTATCGTAATATTTCAGCTTTTCTTCGCATATCTAAATCGGCGGGAGTATATACGAGCTGACCACTTGAATCATACACATATGGGGAGATTACCTCGATTCGCGAGATACTACCCGCTTCATGCTTAAAAAAGAGTTGGCGCTGTTGTCTCTGATTCGTGCATGAAAGTATAAAAGATGCTGATGTTCCCGCCATGAAATATTATGTATATACATACGTAATATTTCATTCTTATACGACTTACGTCTACATGTTCGAGGAATACCATAGATTCGACAAATAGTAGGGAAATCCGGTCGCATCTGCAGTTCCCGATGCATTCGCCGCGTTTGTATTGCGCCCCCAGGACACAATATTATTCAATTGGAATATACTGAGAGCCTTGTCGAAATATTGAAGGTCTGCTATATTGCCGTTAAACCCGCCATTTTTACAAATATTTATATCTTGGTAATTTTGCTTGGGGACGTCCTGGAGTATGTTTCTGGATACAATCGACCCGTTCATATATACATCCAATGCAGTATTTTCTATACGAATCGCACAATGAAACCATTTTCTAAGCGGAATATCCTTTACTGTAATCATTTCAGACGGGTTCGATGCTGCTACAGTATTCATCACAATCGCAAGATTATTTCCACTATTATCCAAATATAATCCCGGACCGTTATTCACCGTCGCCATTCCATTCTCTCCATAACTCGCATTCCCTTTATTAAAAATAAGTGAATATTGAGGCGTCTTCATAATATCATTTACATAAATCCACAAACACCATGTAAATTCTATACCCGTATTCTGGTTGTTTGACCGAAGTATCGGTATTGAATTTGTATTCTTTGGATCTTGGTATATAATTACCTCATTCGCAGCATTCATCGTGCCTGATATTAAATATGGACTACCCTTTGGTTTCATAAAATAACCAATCACCTTAACTCCTAAATTAACCAGGATCATAAACCCAATCAATACAATTAGTATGAATGAGAATTTAGCAACGAGTGTGTTTGAACTTAAAAAATCAGTGCTTGAACCCACTATATCTGCGTCTCCAAAGCTGGATATAGATTCTTCTACATATGCCGATGCATTCGCAATGCCGTCTGAGATATTGGAAGCGGTCGACGACAATCCTTCGGTGGTATTTTCAACAGCATTGGTTATCACGCCGGGAATTTTACTATTTTCTATATTTGGCGGAGCCGCTTGATCCATCTTTGTAAATATACCTGTTATATATTTACAACATCTTTTTTTTGGAATTCCTTCGACTATGCCTCAGGACGAAAACTGCAGTTGAACCTATAATTCGTAAAACTATCATTTCAAATCTAACGATTTTACACCGATGAAGACTTACACCTTTGAAGATTTATAATCGGCGTAAATGATCAATGGTGTATATTATCAAATTATTCAGCATAATAACATTCATATTGTAGTAATACACAGAGAAAACACATTATATCCCAATTGTATACGACGATTGTTGAACATTGTCTTTCAATACACCTACATTCAATGCATAACTTCCGAAGAATTGAGACATCGCGTTACCATTTCCGGACAAGTAGTTATCCCAAGCTTCTTGGGGGCCGATGGGCGCGTTCCAATTTTGAAACCCAGCTACATAACAATCCCACCCCGACCCATAAATAACAGGGGCCTCTTTGGATGTTCCCGGTTGATTGGGTGACGTGGCCAACTTTGTAGAATTTACTAATTTACCGTCTACATATGCATCAACAATCGTATTGTCTGAACTGATTATAATGTATACCCATTTCTGAACAGCAAAATTATCAGTAATTAGAATATCTTGGTTCACTAGCGAAGAACCATCTGCCGACATGCATGTAATTGTGCAATACAATGATGGCTTATTTGCCGCTAAATATAGACGTATGTTGTTTTGTCTGGAGAATATCGTCTTCTCGCGCGTCGAGTCCCATGTATTTACATACGCCCAAATACCATATGCATATCGCGTGGATTGGCCGCTATTAATTTCGGTGATGGGCGCATTACCCCCCTCCTTTAAACTCGCCGATTTGCTAATTACCGATGATTTACTTACGAAATATACATATAAAACATATACCAGGGCAACTACAATGATAGCTAAAACTATGGTAGTGGCTTCCATATTATTATATAAACTGTCGATATAAAATAGTTGGTTCGATACTAACAAATATTGCGACGATTAGGTCGAGTTTTTATCCGGAATAGATGCGACTGGCGGATTTGCATTCATCTTCGCATTATAGGATATCGCAACCTGTTCCTTAGTCAAAGGATGCTTATAATAAACTACATTACATATCCCACCCTTGATACCAACATCATCACCCACAGTAATTGTATCGAGGTTGTTATAGCGAGGCATGTCTTTGGTCATTGTAAAAGAGCGCTCTAAAACCCCATTTATAAAAATATCTACAATATTTCGATTATAGTTCAATACGATTTGATTCCATTTCTGATTGGGTAGAGTCACATCGTAGAATGTGTGCTCATCTGAGTTATACTGATTTACAGGCGGATATCGAGAAAAATAAAAGACAAACTTGTTGCGTTCAATCACTTGATCGTCACCTCCTCCGCCACCATAATATCGAATCATCGGTTTTACGTGCTGAACTCCTTCATTGTCTTCATACCCATAACTAAATATTTCACTTTCTTTATTATACGCCGGGTCGTTTGGTGCCTGCGGAGTTATGTATACCCACATTGATATAGCATAATTGGTTCTATATTCACCCTCTAAACTTGCGCTCTGTTCGTCGCCCGTCTTGACTATTTTTAACTCGTCACTGTTCACTACCACCGTTTTGCCGCCATCTAAAACCATTACATTGTCGACTGCTTGAATCGAATCATCTAACCCGGTGACTTTGTTCGATATTTCGGGTAAATATACGTATAGTATAATTAATAGTATTTCGAATAAAATAAATAAATAGATTGAATACGGAGTCAATTGAAATTGTTCTATGACGTATTCCCATACATCTAATATAACACATGGTATGTAAAAAATCAATTGGGCTATGAACCCTGGCCATCCCTTCAGCCGTTCCATATAATCGACCAGACTTTGATATACAATCGCCAGACCAACTATAGTTATCAACGCAAGGAATGAGTAGTTCGACAATAGTGCCGCATTGAATAACGAATCCGTCGACGTAACATAATAATATGTCGCAACTACCAAGAGTATTATCAACCCAGCAATTTTACCGAATAATTTCGTCTCGCTTTCATTCGGACCAAGGTTCAATATGAGACCGAAGAGTAATAACACGGGTAGTGTGTAAAGAAAGAAGTATTTCTGGATATTATAATCCGCGGAACCGGGCGAGAGAATAATGCGCAATACCGTTATAGATGAGAATAACACCACACTAGACAATATGCCTAATGTTAACAACGACCGCCGCATATCAATCCCTTCGGTGGTTGAAGCAGACAATTTTGAAAACCACTGGTAGATTCGGCTACCAATCGACAAGGATTTCTTTTTTTGTTCGTATATATTCTTCTGCACGGATGTTTCTTTTGCTTGTTTATTCATAATAATATATATTACTATTATAAATTTACCGGTATGTCTTTCGCGTTTCACATAAACACATTCTATATAATAGTTGACGAACACAACATATGGTTTATCTTATATAACATTTGCAGTTTTTCGCAATTATACGGACGCACGGAAGCAACACATTCGGCATAGGTCTTCCATTCCATTTTACTCACCTCCGTTTCTTCAAATGGATTTTGCACTAAACTATCAGCATATTTCATGTTCATCACATAATATTTGTGTTTATACGACTTGTAATTTGATCCTGTAAAAATCTCCTCGTATGGGATAATGTTTTGTAGATTGTATAATAGGGATGGATTGTATCCAGTTTCTTCGCGAAATTCCCGTATCGCACAATCATAATCCGATTCTTGCTGATTTCGGCGGCCTTTTGGAAATCCCCATTCAGTCTCTTCCCATTGGTTTTCCTGATTACTTCGATCAATCAATTCGTTTAATGTAAACACGGCGTCTTTTGTAGTAATACCACCTCGTAACAGGTTAAACTTGTCACGAGAACTACACTCTTCACTTTTGTATTGTGAAGATATTGCATTTCCACCCCATACTGCGTTCCACAGTGGTTCAAATTCTTCCGTTCGCAATCGCCGTTTTTCGTCGATAGTCATCTGATTTAGCATATTTATAATGTAATGTGGGTTGGTTACGGAGTATTTTCCCCTCATAAAATCAATATGTCCCAACGTATCTTTACGTCGTATCAATAGATATTCGATCACGTTCTCATTATTTCGGCGAAATGCGATCACCCCGTTGCTGGTTATTGGTAATTTACAATGATGATACAGATGTCCCGCTTTTCCACAATTATTGCAATAATTATCGACTGCCTTTTGCATTTTTTCACGCTTATTCTATGGTATTATATTCGCATTTGTTTATATACTTTATAGTCGCTTCCTATGGAGAAACACCACGAGGATTATATTAACCGGACAACGATTCCTGAATCGTTTACCATGTTGGATTCGGAAATGCTTTTACCTGACGTCTGGGGGCCACATTATTGGTTTTTTTTACATACCATTGCCCATACATATCCATTGACTCCGACATCGGTTACGCGGCGTAAATACTACGATTTAATTCAAAATTTTCCACTGTTCATTCCAAATCCGGAAATCGGAGATCACTTTATATCAATCCTTGATCGATATCCCGTGTCGCCCTATTTAGATAATCGAGACTCGTTTATAAGATGGGTGCATTTTATACACAATCGCATAAATCGCATTCTAGGAAAAGAAGAGATTACATTATTTGAAGCACTCGATGACTATAAATCATTATATCGCCCCAAACAGGTAAAACTTTCCGAAAGATTCCATTTGCAAAAGGAGTATGTAATTGCCTTTTTTACCGTCGTCTGTTTTGTTTTCATATTCATGCTTTATTGATATATCTTTGTATCCGACTATTTTATACTGGTTATATAACGATGCGTGTCGAACTATGGTTAATTTTGATTACCGGTGCTATACTGTTTCACATGTATACTGACGGGAAATATACTAAAAATCTTATGATGTATAAGAAATACTATCAGATGGCCGGTGTTGTGTTTGGTGCATTCGTATTATATATTTTATTGAAGAAGAACCCTGCAAACGCCCGTAATATATTGGTCACGTCAAATGAATATCTGAAATATTTACCGGTTGATAAAAATACGAGCTCTATGCTATCGCCTATCCTCGATTTTACATCCAAACATAGTTTTCAAAATGGCGGGGGTGAACATGAAGTAGTGCAGATTCCCAATGGTCAAACGCGATATGCAGAGCGCATGATGCATTCTGGTAAAAAAAGCACCAAACGTTCCGTCAGTGAAACAAAGAAGAAATTTGTTGCGTCACGGCAAAATTGGAAGTGTGGTGAGTGCAATGAACAATTAAATGCGTGGTTTGAGGTCGATCATAAAATACGTCTGGAATATGGCGGAAGTAATCATGTAGATAATTTAGTCGCTTTGTGTCGCGAATGTCACGGTAAAAAAACCACGATTGAAAATTTATAATGTATATTAGTATTTTGGATGTGTGGTAGAATAAATGAATCGAAATATACGTATAATGTATATACGTATATTTAATCCATGATTCGGCCCAATATTTCCGATACAGATAGGAAGACAGTAAAAATACGAAAAACAATTGCGAAAAACTCTTCAAATGGGACACGTAAACAGCGTGAATTACCCGTTACTATAGAGCCGTTTGTAGAAACCGCGATTGCACCCGCTATAGCGGTTCCTTCTCCTCAAGTGGTCTCACCCGCTATAGCGGTTCCTTCTCCTCAAGTGGTCTCACCCGCTATAGCGGTTCCTTCTCCTCAAGTGGTCAATGATGCTTATGTAAATAAGACGCCGGGTAATAAAGGCTATCTTTTACAGCCCAATGAAAGGCGCCGCAAAATGGAAAAGGGGGAGTTTGATGCCGACGATGATTCAACTCGTGACTTTTTGTATCCGACTTTAAACGATCCAGCGTTTGCTGCAAAAATCGCAACACATACTGAGTTCAATGATACGCAATACGACGGTGAAATTCGCGATATCCAAGCTTATGCCGATAAAATGTGTGAAGCCGAGTTTGAATTATTACCACATCAGTTATTCGTTAAGAATTTCCTATCATTTCAAACGCCATACAACAGCCTGTTACTGTATCACGGTTTAGGTAGTGGTAAGACATGTAGTTCGATTGGAATCGCAGAAGAAATGCGTGCATATATGAAACAAGTTGGCATGAAACAACGAATCATTGTGGTCGCCGCACCGAATGTTCAGGCGAATTTTAAATTGCAATTGTTCGACGAACGAAGATTAACCGAAGTAGATGGCGTATGGAATATTGATTCGTGCATTGGGAATACCTTGGTGAAGGAGGTGAATCCCACCAGTTTAAAAGGAGTTCCGCGCGACAAGGTTGTATCCCAGATCAAGGCGATTGTGAACCAATATTATGTCTTCATGGGGTATGTCGAATTGGCCAATTATATTCGCAAGCGGATATCGGTTCCACCCGGGGCGGATTATTCTCCAGAAGAGATTCGGAAACAGGAAATAGTTAGTATGCGCAAGTTCTTCAACAATCGCATGATAATCATCGATGAAGTTCATAATATTCGAATGACCAAAGATAATGTCGAAGGTAAAACCTCGCAATATTTGTTGAAACTAGCCAAGAATTGTAATAACATGCGGCTGCTAATGTTGTCTGCTACACCCATGTATAATTCTCATTCTGAAATTATCTGGTTGGTCAATCTAATGAATGCAAACGACAAACGTGGTTTAATCACCGCAGATGAAGTGTTTTTATCTGACGGCACATTTAAACCACAACTGCTCGATGCACAAGGAAATGTAACAGAGGAGGGTGGGCGCGAACTTTTGCACCGCAAACTAACTGGTTATGTTTCATATGTTCGGGGTGAAAATCCGTACACTTTTCCTTATCGCATATATCCAGATATTTTCGCCAAGGAAAGAACTTTCCGTGAAGCTCCTTCGCCATTTGGGAGTTTGGTAATTGCAGGACAAGCTTTGATGGGCGATAGTGTAAAACAGGTTTCCTTACCTACTACACAAATGAATGGTCGTAAAATCGATGCTCCTATGCTACATCTTCCCGTTTATATTAGCGAATTGGAAAATTACCAAGAACAAGCATACAACTTGGTAGTAAAAGGTATACGTAAAGATGTAGATGCGAATGAAGGTCGCATAGATGGCTTCGACGAAATGGATCGTTTTGGATTTCGCCAATTGCAAACGCCGATTGAGGCTCTAAATATGGTTTACCCGAGTCCAAACTTAGATGCACAAATTGAACGCGGAGAATTAACACTGGACGAATCCTCTTCCGTTGAAGACGATGAGAATAAGGATCCGCGTGCTACCATGGTTGGTAAGCGTGGTATGAACTCAGTTATGACTTACAAAGACGAGTCTTCCAACAAAATACCGATGAAATACAATTTTACATATCGCCCCGAAATCGAGTCAAAATATGGTCGAATCTTTAGCCAGTCTGAAATCTCAAAATATAGTGCAAAAATTGCTCGTATTTGTGATATTATCCGTCATTCAACTGGAATAGTTATGATTTACTCTCAATATATTGACGGCGGAATTGTTCCCATGGCGCTCGCATTGGAAGAAATGGGTTTTATTCGAGCGGGTAGCTCTCCTACTACACGACCACTTTTTGCGCAACCGCCAGTTGCACCGATCGATGCCTTGACTATGAAACCAAGAGTCGCGGGTAGCAAAACTTTCTTTCCTGCAAAATATGTTATGATTACCGGAGATAAGGCATATTCACCTCAAAATGCTGCTGATATGAAATTAATCACTAGTTCAAATAATACAAATGGTGAAGGAGTCAAGGTCGTATTAATTTCCAAGGCGGGGTCTGAAGGTCTTGATTTCAAGTGTATTAGACAGCTGCATATCTTGGAACCCTGGTATAATATGAACCGCATTGAACAAGTTATCGGCAGAGGAGTGCGCAACTTAAGCCACTGTGGATTACCATTCAAAATGAGAAATGTGGAAATTTATATGCACGTTTCTCTCTTGAAAAATGCACTCGATGAAGAGGCGGTCGATATTTATGTATACCGATTAGCCAAGAAAAAGGCGGAGCTTATCGGAGAAGTCACACGACTCATGAAAGAAACGGCGGTTGATTGTGTTTTAAATATCAAACAAATTAATTTCTCTGTTGAGAAAATGGTTGCGACTGCGGCAAATAAAGAGATTACTCTTGAGCTGTCCACAGATAAAAAGGAAATAGTATATCAGATCGGTGACCGCCCGCATACAGATATTTGTGATTACATGGACGAATGTTCTTTCAAATGTAACGTGGGGAAGGAAATAAAACGAGACCCCGTCCAAGAATCCTATTCTAGTGTATATGCCCAATCAAACAATGAACGGATTATGCGGCGAATTCGTCAAGTATATCGCGACGATACAAAAGGCCAATCATTTTACACTTTGAAAGAGCTGATTGAACATATAAATGTGACCAAGGAGTATCCGGTTACGCAAATATATGCTGCATTAACCTCATTTGTAAAGAACAAGACGGAATATTTGTTTGATCGGTATGGGCGTCGCGGAAATATGGTCAACAAACATGAACTATATGCTTTTCAACCAATTGAAATAAACGACGAACACATTACCGTATTTGAACGGTCTACGCCCATTGATTATAAAAATCGAACAGTGGCTATGGAGATACCAGAAACGTTTGAACAAACTGTCCAAGAAGAGGGCGAAGAAACACCCGCTATATCCGATAAATTATCCTATACTGAAATTATGGAAGCCGTCGACCGCAATGTATCAAATGCTACAACAGTATCCACTGTTTTCCAAGGCGACCAAGATTGGTATAAACATGCGAGCCGTGTCGTTAACCATCTTCAAACCGTTCATAAAATGGAAATGAAAGAATACGTTGATTTTGTTATTCACCACAACATTGATATGATGATGCCCGAAGATAAACTAACCATTGCTTCTCATATGTATTCCAAGATTCGTAATCCATCGGAATTGTCGGAAACGGAGCAATCAATCAAACAATACTTCGACACTAAATTGGTCACACATCGCAACAAAACACTCCTTTTATTGGCCGATAAAAACACGTGGAAGTTATATAAACAATCGACCGAGGATAACGGGCGATGGATACAAGCCGAACCAGAAGATGTGCGTATTTTCGAAGAGGCGGGAGCATTGCTACGGCAATTTCAAAAGGATTCTTCGCAATATTCCGATAATGTGGGGTTTATTGATATGTTTCGCTCTGGTAAAGAAATGGTGTTTCGCATTAAAGATATTACCAAAATGCAAAATAATACCGGCACACGGTTGGCTGGCCACACTCCGACAAAGGGCGATATTGTTAAATATTTGAACGGTATCTTGGGAACAGCCATGTATAATTCGGTTAATACAATTGAAATTATGCAATTGGGTTTGTGTGTAATCGTAGAAATGATATTGCGACATCGAACAAGGACCGCATTGAACGGAAGGATTTGGTTTTTCACGCCCGAAGAAGCTGAATACAATAAAATCGCGAAATATCGAAAGGGTTAATAATTTAGCATATAATTTGATGTTTTTATAAGATATATTAGTATGAATACAAAATTATTACTAACAAAACTTCAAATAAACGACGAATTAAGTCGTTTGATATTTGCGATTGAGAAAAGCGGAGTCGAAATAGAATGTTTAGTTAATCGTGTATCTCTAGACAAAAATACCGGACAAGTAGACAGTTGCGCGCAAAACAGTTCAGGCGACGAACAAAAAAAACTCGACGTCTTAACAAATGATATTATGATTGAAAACTTGACGCGTTCGTGCGCATGCACCCTACTTTTATCAGAGGAAAATGACGACGCGATTGTTGTGAATGCGAACAACATGGGGAACTATATTGTAGCATTTGACCCTCTCGACGGTTCATCCAATATTGATTGCAATTGCGGAGTAGGAACCATTTTTTCAGTTACCTTGGACAAGGATAAACACGAAAGTGTAGCAAACCGCGTTTTGAGAAACGGCAATGATATTCTGTGCGCAGGATATATATTGTATGGCGGGTCTACTGAATTAGTAATCGCATTTAAAGAGAAGGGGGCGCATCATTTCACGCTTGACCGTCAAACACAAACTTTTGTTCGAATTGGTACTATCGATATCTCAAATAAGAAAAAGGCTATTTACAGCGTAAACGAATGCAACAGTATGCGGTGGAATTCGGATATATCTGAATACATACAACAATATCGTAAATTGGACACAAAATATACACAGCGTTGGGTCGGGTCAATGGTATCCGATATTCATCGAACCCTTTTATACGGAGGCATGTTTTGTTACCCTTGGGACGAGAAAAATGTAAACGGTAAGCTCCGAATATTATACGAATGCTTTCCAATGGCTATGATTGTAGAAGAGGCCAATGGAAGAGCCATTATTGCGAATATGAGTAAAGAACGCATCTTGGACATCGTTCCGCAACATATTCACCAAAGGACACCCGTCTTACTTGGTTCTGTGAATGAAATCGAAAAATATGAACTTATACTGCAGCGTGTTTCAGTTCACGGTTCCAATACGCGCTCACAAATCGAACGAAACATGGCTGTATGCATACCAAACTTAGGAGTGTTTCTCGCATGAGGGTCGGATGAAAACTTCGCAATCACAGTGTTTGTATCATGATCTATCCAAAGATATTGCCCATATATTCCGCGTGCATGGATTTCATTCATTTTAGACTGATTACTGATCCACCATTGATTCTTATACCGGTCCCCGAGACATATATTCGTAATCCAAGACATCGGAATCACTTGCTCGCCGCCTATTGCCTTTCCGCCGTTAAGAATGACTTGCCCAAATAAAGCCATGTCTCGTGTTGTGCTAGATATACCTCCATTTCCCACCGCCAACCCTTCGGAATCCACCGTTATATTCGCGTTTTGCCTGGCTCCCATTGGCCACCATATCTCCCTTTCCAGCAGTTTTGAATACGGCACGCCCGTAACGTGACTAATCAGCCATGCAAGCGCATCCGTAGTGGCCGAGCAATATTGAAATTCGGAACCATGCTCCACATGCACATCTGTTATCTTCGCAGTCAAAGATAATAGAAAGGAACGGAGAGTGGAATATTCTCCTGTGGGGTTGGCCTTCCAGCCACATGCACGATCAAGCCGACTCATTTCTGAATCCGGAGATGTGTAATCCTCTGTAAATTTGACCGCAACTCGCATGTCGAGAGCCTGGGCGATGGTGGCCGTTCCAAAGACACTCGATGTTAGTTCTGGTAAATAATGACTCATTAATTTATCTGGATCAATTACCCCCCGATCTATCATAATAGCATATAAAACGCCTAATATTGACTTGGAAATTGATTGCAGTAAATGCTTGGAATCTATTTTCATACCATGAAAATATCTTTCATATACAATCTTTCCATTGCGTAAAACAATCATACTATCGGTGTGGGTCTCTTCAAGAATTTCTGATAACCTAAGTGATTTTCCGTCTACATTGACCTCAATGTTTTCTATCAATGTAACATTTGCGACCGAGGGATTGATTGGGATTTCGCTTGTATCGCAAATATCATTTGCGAGAATCTCGTGCGTGGCTAAAAATTCAGAAACATGTTGGAATGCCCACCGATTTAGCGGTCCGTCTTGCCATCGATCTATATGAAAGTCGTACGGCAACCGCTTCTCCATATGCGTGTGGTTTCTATATATGTATACAGTTATGTTTTACGAAATACATTTGAATGTATTTTGTAATCTCTACGTCAATCGATATTATGTATACATAAGTATATACAATAAATAAATGTCTGATAGTGGGACGGTTATCGGTCAGGGAACATACGGGTGTGCACACGATCCGGCGCTCATATGTAAAGGAGAAGCAACCAGTCGAGACGACCATATTTCCAAAATACTATCCAATCAGGATTCAATGAAGGAATTGCACGAATATGTAGTTATTTCAGAAGTAGATCCAGCAAAACAGTTTCATTTAGGGACGCCAACATCTTGTGTGATTGACGACAACGATTTTAATTGGAAGTCGATTGATAAATGTCGAATGAATAAAGACGTATTTGATAACCCATTGTCTTATTCCCTTCTCATAATGAAACATGGGGGGGTCAGTCTGGCTGATTTTTCGAGAGAATTGAGACGTATGCACTACTCCCCGCAAAATCAGGTTACAGTGGAAAAGTTTTGGCTTGAAGCACATCGTATGCTCCTTGGCGTAAAGGCATTTTTATCAAAAGGTATTATTCATCGGGATCTAAAAGCCGCCAACATCGTATATAAATACGATTCGTCCACTCAACGCCTGAATTTTATTGATTTTGGACTAACTACATCGGTCAGCAAAATGATATTACAGTCGCGCGAATCAAGGAATACAATGACTCCATTTCATTGGTCATACCCTCTTGAATGCGGTTATCTAAATAAGACCAGATATGACGAATATTCGAGAAAAACAGTGAAGGAACGTGAGGCACATGTTCGCATATTATTATCAAACATATCAGTTTCTACACTCACTAGTTCTAGTCTCGATAAGGCCATCAAAATATTTTGCTCCTATGTATCTTGCGAAAATTCATCGATTCGTTCCTGTATGAAACCACTCAGGCAAATAATGGACGACTTTGTAGCAACTCTATTCACGCATATTCAACCGGGCGACGATAAATATGAGGCCTTTTTGCGCAAATCGGTCAATACATTTGATTCGTATGGGCTTGGAATCGCGTATATGGAAGTGTTGAGAAGTTGCTCCCATCTGATTGACCCACAATTCGCACAGGAATTGAACGAATTGTTTTACCACATGTATCATCCAAATATTGGGCTGCGATACGAAATCGATGAAATCATTGCGAAATACGAAGAATGCCTGTCTAGTAACGCTATACTCGCAAAATACAACAAACGATTTGTAGATCACGTATTGGTAGACGGCCCGGAAATACCCGCATCCATCGAGAAACTCATAGAACGCGTGGATCCAAAGGCGGTTAAAATGTCTCGCGCGGAACTCAGGAAACACGCCGGTTCGGCCGTTATCGATTGCCCCGAAGGAACTGAATATAAAGCGTCAACTGGAAACTGTGTGAAAAAATGCTTGCCCGGATACGAGCGAAATGAGGCATTCAGATGTATTAAGACGAGGCAACAACCCGATTCTAAAACTAGAAGGGGCTCCTCTAAGGCAACCAATAGTTTACGATCAACTCGCCGGTATTCGCAATTTATGAGTTTACTGTAAGACCAAATATTATATGAGATGCGATCGATTTCCTATCGAACGCGGCGTTTTTTTCTAGGAATAAATTCTTCGTCTGGTTCTAGATTGCGGACAAGATCCTCAACGGCCATTAATTTATCGCGAATCTCGTTCAATTCAAATTTGATTATACTGGTTTGAATTGAATTCATTTCCAGTCGTAAGGATATAATATCTAGATTCAGCGTGTCCATGTTGTGTGTTATTGTATATTTTAGGAAATATTCGGAATCAATTTTACATATATTGTATACATGGCGAATACAGACACGCACAAAATTGAATATAAAACAATATAAAATCTGACCTATATTATATTGTTAACTAGCAAATGTCGACCGCGAATAATAAAAAGGCTTCAAAGTATCCTACAAAGGGAAAACCCGACGGAATCGTTTATGGTGTATATATGAAATCCATTCTTGATAAAAAGGTTTGTTTATCCATCACTGAAATCGGAAAAAATGTTCGACAAAATTTAGAACAGAAAATACAAGCGGAAATAGCAGGGAAATGCATCAATGAGGGATATATCAAACCGGGGTCTGTGAAAATCTTGCAATATTCCAGCGGAAACGTAAATTCGGATTACGTTGAATTCAAGGCCGTCTTTGAATGTATGGCCTGTTTGCCCGTAGAGGGTATGTTAATCGAATGTGTGTGTAAGACGGTTACTAAGGCGGGTATTCACGCACAGGTTGTCGACGATGATGGTAATATGCCGGTTACCATGTTTATCGCACGCGATCACCATCATCTGGACAAGCGGTTTAGTGAAGTAAAGGAAGGCGATAAAATCATGTCTATGGTTATCGGCGTTCGATACGAATTACATGATAAATTCATATGCACAATTGGTAATCTTCGCTAAGATTACACACGTATTATGTGTATGAAACTATTTATCGGCTCAAATAGCGTCAAATTTTTTATATTATATCGTTAAATACTATATACTATGATCAACACTGCTACATTTACACAACTTGGAAATACGGGCCCTCAAGGACCTCAAGGACCTCAAGGTATAAAAGGCCCTATAGGGGACACCGGAACGAGGGGGGTTCCCGGTCCGAGTGGACCTCAGGGCCCACGCGGTCTAATTGGTATTTCACCCACACTTGATGTATCGGGGACGGCAACTGGCCCGGCTGAATCAAATGCAAGTGTTGAAAGAGGTGGGACTGACTTATCCGTAAATTTCTTTTTCACTATTCCAAAGGGTGATACGGGATCAATTCAAGCAAATTATTACGACACGCCCGGCAATCCAATGTTTACACTAGACCCTACAAATGGTAATACATTTATCAATGGAACTTTAGATGTATCTGGAACATTGACCGCTGGCTCATTGGTGGTCGGGTCGTCTACAATCGCAGTTAAATTCCCGGTTCTTCAAGTTGGTTCAAACGACGTAGATGATAATTTAGACCGCGGCATTTCGTTCAAATACGCGGTAGTAGATGCTTCAAAAACGGGGTTTTTTGGATATGACCAGTCCGATAATGTGTTTGTCTTCTGTCCGGATGCTTCGGAATCGATTACCAATATATTTACCGGCGATTATGGAAATGCACGCTT